CTCTTCACCAAACCAAGCTTTAACCTTAACTGGCTCATCATTTTCGTTTAAGCTGAAATAAGTGGTGTATTCAATAACATCGTAATCTTTGGTTTGATAGTCGTTCGCGGTTTTTTCTTCGTCGCCTTCGGTCTTGGTGTAAAGCTTATCTATGTTCTTAAACTCGTCGTTTGCTTCCTTCTTCTTCAAATCCCAATAGGAATATTCCTCCCGTTCACAGATGGCATGGGCCGTCCTTAAACCTTCGTTGTAATCGGTGTTATTCTTGACGTAGAAATCTTCTACTTTGATGTGCTTTAATTTGGCGTTATTCTCAACCGTGTCGTTGTAATTAACTACAATCGAGATAGTCTTTTCGTCTAATAATTTCTTTACGTAGGCTTTATACTTCTCCATACCATCAGGATATGCCTTTAGGAATTGCTCTAAGCCTTCATTCTTAACCATGACACGGCCATTAACAATTTCAACGGGAATATTCTTGCCTTCGTAATTCTCCTCCCGTTTGCGCTTCTCCATCCGATAAGCCCAGCATAGCTTTCCAATGCCAACAAACTTCTTCAAAGATGAGGCAAAGATTTTGTCAAAGGCGTATTCAGGCTTAACCTCTTCATCTATGGCATAGTCAATAAATTGAGCTTGGTTCTCGGCCACTTTAAATCCGTCATTGCGTCCACTATCAGGGCGTGGGGTAATATCAACAATTGGGTCACTATCTAAGAAGGCTTCTTTCATTGAACGCTTAATGGCGTCAACTTTAATCTTGCTCTGCCTGGAAGATAGATTGAAGGGAATTAACTCATTAGCTGCCATTTCGCCTTCATATTGAGCATCACGTTCTTTCCATTTGCCTTCTAGCCCTAAGGCTTCCCGCTCATCCTTAAGAGCCTTGAACTCCATTTGAAATTGAGCAGTCAACCGCTTCTCTTGCTCATCGGATAAATTAAGCTGAATACGATAAGAAGGCACTTCTTGATCAGGTGGGTTGAGACGTGCTTTTTCTTCCGCTGTTTGGGAACGAATTTTATAGTCCTGCCCTTGGGGGATTTGGTCGTCTTTAGCCATCAATAGCCCTTTTTCTTTCCCTTTTTCTTACTCATCGCTTACCTCCAAATGAGAACCCAACATTTACTGTTGGTCTTGATGCTGCCTTATGCTTTGTTTGATATACTGGCCTTGCAATAGGCTTAAACACATTTACCGCCACATACTCAAGAGCGTTCATCAAGTGGTCATAAAATCCGTCTTTAAATGGCATTTCATGCTTTAATAAAAATTGCTGCTTATCTTTAAGTAAAGGATAGTGATACCCACCTAAGAAACCATCGTTGATAATCCTGCAAGATGGATGAACAGCTAGAATCGGCAACCCATTTTCCATTGTATTTATGTGCCGCTCGATAATTTCCTTACGCAAAGAGTATTCCGATGGTCTAGTATTTACACGAATGCCAAGCTTATTAAGAATCTGAATAGATGTATGATCGCTCTTATCATTGACTTGATTGCCTGCTGGGTCGCCATAATGAAAGACGTTAGCGTTAGGGAAATATGTATTTAGTAATGGAATTACTTGTGTCTCGGCAAAAGTATCAATCTTTATGTCCGATCCCATAAGCTCCATAAGTATGTTCCAATTGTTTTTGACTGTTTGAGTCACAACAAAAGCAGGGTGCCTATGACCAAAATCCCAACCGCATTGCAGCGGCAAGGACGGATTCCATTTGCACTCTCTCTTATGGATTGCTTCTATATATCCTTGATAGAAAGGCGTTCCGTCTGGCGTAAAGCCCCAATGCCCTTCTAGGTACTTCTTACGCCATGAAGGAGGCATAGCCTCTAGGCCTTCTATGTACCCTTCTGGCAAATTATCTTTATTTTCATAGGTCGAAGCATGAATAAGCTCCGAATCTTTGGTTTCTTTAAGCTCAAATTGTCTATATAGCCAGTGATCCTCATTAGGAGGGTTAGATGTCAACCATCCACATTGACGCTTTGTTTTGGGGCTTGAGAGGCGTCCTTTAAGGTAAATAAAGACATCCTCTCCTACCTCTTCAGCCTCATCTATGTAAAACCACCCTAGCTCTAAAGAACCTAGGCCAGCACGGTCTTTAAGCTCTCTAAAATAGATTTCAGAGCCGTTCTTAAAGACTAAATGGTGTTCGGTCTTGTTATAGGAACGAATAATTTCAGGTGGGCAAATATCAAAGAAAGTCTTTATGGTGGTGTCTCTCAGATCAGTGAAATCTTTACGGCCTATTAAGCCTATATTGCCCTTGAAGAGCATAGACTGCTTAATCGCCTCCATACAACCCGCATAGCTCTTACCAGCACGCCAAGCGCCTATGTAAAGCCTAAACTTAGCATCAGACAAATGGAACTTGCTTTGCTTTTCTTTAGGCTGATATGGAATTGTCACTTCAATTGTTTTGGGCATATTCCCGTTCTTTGGGTGACATTAGTGTGCCGTTGGCTTGGAAATTTAAAGAGATGTCGCCAGTGTGCTCAATCTCTGTTTTATCTACCCATCCGAAGTTCTTTAAAGCAAAAATGGCACCTGTACATCCTGTTTGCCTTAAGCAGTTCTCATATTCCCGCTCAATAAAAGTCCTTGCTCTTTTTATAGTGTAAGAAAACTTGGGATTAACTTCTAAGTCATAAAAGCTTTGTTTATCCGCAAACCCTAGAAACAAAACAAGATCGGTAATCGTAGGGGTTGGAATTTCTATCTTTTCACCTAAAGAAGTGATTACCTTGCGCTTATAGGCACCGCCATTGAAATATGCCTTTATTTTGGCTTGTAGCTCCTCTGCCGTGGCATAGTAAGGCGGTCTCCCTGGCGAATTACTTCCTTTTTTTCTTACGTATTTTCTAGGCATCTATAATTTCAACCTTAATTTTCCTGTGGAGCGTTGGGTGCACAATGATCTGAACGTCATTCTCAAGATAAATGGCGTAACCTATGGCTGTAATTCCACCACAGTCAAAATGCTCTTTAGATACCTTTGAATAGACAACCTCTTCCGTTCCGTCTGCGTGATATATGGTTAGCTTCTTCTGTTTCATAGCACCTTAGCTAACTTATCCCTCAAATCCGTCAAATTAACCTGGTCAATGGTATAACTTAGCCCACCTTGGTAGCCGTTTAGCACCTGGATAAGAACGTCTATCTCATGGGAAGTTAAGGCTATTTCAATTTCTGCAAGGTGTTTTACCATTTCGCCTTATCCCAATTCAGAATCACAAACGTCAACCATCCGAATAGTAATAAGTAAACAAAAAAATGCTCTGACGTTAAGAACTCTTTAAGCTTCCCCATAAACATCTTGAAATCCAGGGCCCATAACCGTAATAGGGCCAAACTTTAACATTTCTTCCCGTTGCTTACCCTGCACACCTAGATCATCTGCTACTTGCTCTAGAGTTCTACGAGCCGATCTTCCGGCAGCTCTCATGAATTCTAAACAATCGGTTTCGGACATATAAACTTAGTAACCTTAACCTTCGCCTTCTTGACCCCTAAAATCTTATTCTTAACTGTTCTATACTGTGCCGATGTAAGATTGACATCTGTTTTGAAATTGTATGAATTGAAGGCTTTTTGTTTTACGCATTGAGCAAGTATTTTTAATTTATGATGAAATCTTTCTTCAGCCTCTATGCTCCAGTGGCCCTTGTTTGTGGAAAAACAAAACCAATCTAAATCTGGATTGAGTCCGTACATTTTCTTTTTGGCCAAAAAAAGAGGACACTCCGCTGTGCACAGAATGTCCTCTTTAAAATTTTTGGCGTAAGTCCGAGGGGATCAGCCCCGCTTACCAAATGCCTCTGTAGTGGTTCATCTTATAGTATGGAGAAAGTCGGAGGGATTTTCAATAAGTAAAAAAATTTATGCAAGTGAGTTATTTTGTCGTCGGTGACTGTGAGGGAATTTGGTGAGAAACTTGAAAATAAATTACTTTTGCGAGTTTTTTATCATAATTCTTATCATAATTTTAGTAGTGTCAGCGACGATAACTGTTTTAGCTTGGAAGGCTAGAGTTCTACCACTGAACTACGCCCGCATATGTCGTCGATTTATACTGTTTACCGTCTACAAAACTGGTATTCTTGCTCCTTAAGATTGTTATATATTGTGATATATTGTTAGTGTTTCTTATCATAATTTTGTCATAATTAAAAATTCAATTTATTGATGCTTTCTTTCACGTGGTCTTTCGACAAATGAGAATATATCATAGTCGTCTTAATACTCGAGTGGCCCATCAAATCTTTCACGGTAACAAGATCAACACCATTCATAACTAGATGACTTGCGAAAGTATGCCGTAAAGTATACCAGTCAATATCTAGTAGTCCAGCCTTCCTTTTAATTCTTTTAAACACTCTACGAAAATTTGTGAAATTTAAAGGAAACGCTGATGGATCAATAATCTTTTTTAAATTCTTGTGCAAAGGTATACTACGAGGCTTCCCCACCTTACTCTTATGCACAAACAACAAGTCTCTCTCTAAATCAATATCTGATAACTGCACCCTTCGCGCTTCCGCTGGCCTCAGACCTGCATATATGGAAATTGCTATAGGGATATGTAACGTCTCTCCCTGAGAAGCTGACAAGAGTCTTGCAATTTCTTCTTTGCTAAGAAACCTAGGAATAACTTCGGCATCCGACTTGTAACGCTTCATTCCATTAATCGGATTGGTTGTTAAATACTTCCGGCGGATTCCAAAATTTATGAGGGTGGTTATATACTTAATGTAGTTATTAGCCGTTACGTAATTGATCTTCCCTGACGCAATGCGGTCATCTAGAAACTGCCTAACCTTATCCTCATTAATTTGCCTTAAATCCAGAATCTTTGCTGTATCAATGAACACTTTCAGTGAAGTGCAGTTAGCAATTATGGTTCCCTCACCAATAATACCTCTATGATAAGTCTTGTATTCTTCTAATAAGGCAGAAGCTAATATTGGCGCGTTACTGACTATCGGAGAGTCTTGGCGGGCTTGGGCGTTCTCAAACTCATTCTTTAAATATTTAGCAAGCTTTTCATCTAAAACAGGTCTGCCGTCTCTAAAAGATAATCGCCCTTCCTTAATTCGCATGGGCTTGCGCTGCCACCTGCCATTGTCATCTTTAAAGCCTAAATAAAACCGCTTACCGCATTTGTAATAAAAAGCCATGTTCTCAAATTACCAAGTACGCTTAGTCCCTCTTTTACCAGTGTAAGGATTTACATTTCCTCTAGTCGAATAGTTATCTAGCGTAGAAGAATTGCGGTTAGATCGCTGGTAAGACTCTACATAAGTACCATTTTTACGGTAATGACCTTTTACGCGTTCTGCGTAAGCGGGAGCAGCAATTAACAATGCTAACACGAATAAGATAAGTCTTTTCATAACTCCTCCTGTTTTAGACGCATGATCAGTACGTCTTATCCTTCCCGCTACTAATTTGCCCACTTGAGACCCAATCCCAACGGAGGATGCTTGGAGACCTGCCATCCGCTTAAATATTTCTCGTACCGCCCCATCCAAGTATCATACCTCCAAAATAAAACAGCATCGGCTTTATCCCCCCCGTACAGAGAAGCATCTGCATACTGATGATAAAACGAAGCGAAAAACTTATACCTCTTTTGAATAACATCTAATGTGCCATTTAAAGCGAAAATTAATGCAACTAGTACTAATATCCACTTTTGGGTAGAGCTCATTTAATAAGCCTTATCCTTCCCAACAACCTTCCCCACTATCACATACCGCTTATCTTGGTCTAGCTCAATATCTTCATACTTAGGATTTAGAGGATGCAGAATTACCTTCTTCCCATATATCTTTAGCTGCTTAAATGTAGCCTCGTTTTTCTTATTATCCCTTACAATGACATAATCACCGCTTGCTGCCTCAACATTAGGATTAACAATAATCCTATCACCTTCCCGGAACTCGGGTTCCATACAGTCATTCTTGACTTTAAGTGCGAACATCCTCTCCCCCTTTGCTGTTGTGTACAACCACTCTTCAGCGTCCCCCAGGGGATAAGGATCACTAGCCTCACCAAACCGATTTGCAGATACCCAAGAAATTAGAGGAATTTTCTTAACGGGTATTTGTTCTTCGGAAAAGTTTTTGATTTCAAAATCGATATAAAGCTCTGCTTCT